ACCCTAATGCAGAACTACTTTATGACTCTCCAGAAATGAGAGAGATCGGAATGATATTCAAATTAGTTGCACAAAATCAACAAGAATCAGAAGATATTAGAAAAATATGTCAACTATTCAGATATTCTTCCTTACCTAGATGGGGTGGGGGTGGACAGCAGAATGATACATCAGAAAATGGTACGGTAGTAAATGTATTTTCTGGACAATCTACAATTGTAGGATCAAATTACACTGGAATTGGTAGTAGAGATACAGCAGAAAATAGAGATTTTGACAAAAATTTTGATGTTACTAGTGAAGATAACTGGATTAGAGTTCCTGATCTATGTAAATTTACTTTTATGAGAGGTGATGAACCTCATCCATATATTCCACAGTTTAAACCATGTGCTATACAAGCAGTTGAGGTTAACTATACACCTGATGGAACATATGCTACATATCAAGGAGGAGCTCCTGTTGCTGTAGAACTGAGACTTAACTTCATGGAAACAAAACTCATATATGCAAATGAAATATCCTTGGACGGAGGGGTTGGATACTAATGTACTTTTCTTTAACACCAGATATAGCATACGATACAAAACCAGTATCATATCCATTCTCTGAATCAGACTTTATTTTAGCGAAAAATTTTTTCAGACGATACAAAATAAATAATGATCAGTTTGGTTATGCAACATTCTATACAAAATATTCTGTTCAACAGAATGTTAGAATTGAAGGTATTGCAAGAGCATATTATGGTAAAGCAGAATATGATTGGGTTATAATACTAACCAACAACCTTATCAATCCACAATTTTCATGGCCTCTGAATGATTATACAGTTAGAAAAATTGCAGAAGAGAAATATGGTGATGATACTTATAGTGGAGTGCATCACTATGAGACAATAGAAACTAAATCAGGACAAGTTGCTCAAGGTTTTGTTGTTAATGCATTAGAAGGTGGATTAAGAGTAGATAAAAGTTTCTACGATTCTCCGTTCACATATTGGAATGGATCTCAATATGTAACTGTCGCAGGTAATACTGTATCTAAACCTGTATTAAATTTTGACCACGAAATAGCAGAGAATGAGAAGAAAAGAGATATATACATTCTCAAGAAAAGTTTTTTCTTAAAATTTGTAGAGGATTTTAAGAAACAAAATATGTATTCAAAATCATCTGACTTTGTGACTAAGAGACTCAAGAAGACTGGAGTGTAATGAAATTCTTCATACCTAAAAGAAAGCTATTTAAAGCCGCTTTAAAGCTTAATAGGTGGCCAGTGAATTGGTTTGATCCCAAGAAAGATAAAGAGAAAGAGAGACAAGAACGCATCAAAAAATTATACCCCAAAAAGTGAAAACCTTTTGGGGTAAAAATTTGCCAGAAAAATTTTTCCAGATTTATGGAATTGGATTAGCAATTTTTGTTTAGGTCTTCTGCCATACCGCCACCAATGTTTGCACCTTGATCGCCACCGAACATTGCTACCCAACCTGCAGCTACCCAACCAACGAAGGGGATAGTAGAGAGAGTGGGAGCAGCTGCTGCACCAACACTAGTGCCTACTAATCTACCTGTTCCTTTTGCAGCACCAACCGCTTCAATACATGCTTCACTTTTTCTTGCAGAGTTTATTTCATCTGCCTGTGCCTGTGTCAAACCAGGTTTCTGATCTAACCAAGATCTTTCATTAGATACAGCACCACCTTGGTTGATTGAACCATCCATGAAGTATTCTTCAGTGACTTGAGTAGTTTCATTTGCTAGTCCTAAGAAACCACCCTTCTCTTTGATGTCCTTAGTAATGAATGCTGTCTTGGGATCATTAGCAGTGTAACTAATTTTGTATCCATCTTTATCTGCTTGAACAACATAGGATGTATAAGGACCTACAGGTATGTCTAAGTCAGGTAATTGATTTTTAGATTTGTTAACTACTGTGCCAACCATACCAATATAAGAAAGACCAAGTAGTCCACCCACACCTAGGGCAAACCACTTGGTTAAATTTATTTTTGGTTTTGATTTTGGTTTAGGTTCGTACCCAAACATTGATTCTTCTTCACTCATAATATCTCTCTTCTGGAGGAACTAAGTGCTTCTCCTCAAGAACCTCTGGATAAATTCTCTTATCATCAGACTCATAAGGTGGTTGAACCGATGCAACAAACGCACTAAAATCTGGGGGACTTTTGCCTTTTACAATGGAAACACTGGTGGAAACGAGTCCAACAGTAAGGGTAGCAGCTAACATAGTAGTTTCTACTACTTCAAATAGTTCAACAAACACTGTGTCTTATTATATATAAGCGTATCATAACATAAAAAGGAGGTGGTGTCACCCCCTTGTGCCAGTTTAGTAACTGTCATCTTCTAATTGCTGTACAGGACAAGATGGTGTTGTTCTGTGATAATTAACATGCATTAACTCTATAAACACAAGAGAACAAACCAATATCATATTGATCTGAAACAACGGATGCTTTAATAAATTCATTCAGCATAAGAAAAGAAGAACTCATCCATCATACGATTGGCATTCTCTTTACCAAATCTACTGGACATGTATCCTAAAATTGGATCTAATTTTTTCATGTAAACATCAAAGTCTTTGTAAAATGATGTGTCTTCACCTGTGGGTTGTGCTTCATCAATCATACTACGATAGACCTCAAGATACTGTCTGAATTCTGGTAGATAGTTATCCACTTCATCAAAGGTACAGTACCTTACAAAAATGTTCTCTGAAAAATGGTTGCCCATCTCAAAGAACCGATAGTTTTTCTCTGCTTTAGGTAAATTGGGTAGAGAAAACAAAAACTTTTCAACTGGATGTTGGAAGTCAAATACAATAATGACTTTCTCTTTAAAGAATCCCATGAGATCCATACCAAAACAGGGAAGATAACTCCCTGTCTTAGGATAGATTACATTGTTATAGATATCTGATTTCTCGTTGTAAATATCTACTCGTCTTGATTTTATAAAATGTGGAGCAGTAAAGATATCTGCTGTTAAAGTCAGATTACCTTTACCTTTCCACTCACACCACCGTGAATCAAATTTAAACTCAGGGAAAACATCATCAAGAACTTTTTTGTAGTTGACCCAGAGGTCAACTGTATTAGTCATCAGATGCTAGAGATGCAAAATAGGATAGTGCATCGTCATCCTCTACAACTGCTTCCTGTTTTACAGGAGTAGGAGCACTCATCTTAGCACGAAAGTCTGATTGTGGAGCAGCAACTGGTTCATACTCTTCACTATCTACAGAAGGTGCTGTAGGACGTGGAGCAGACCCTAGAACAAGGTTTAGACGCTTCTCTAGGTCTTCATATGATTTGAACTGATCTGCTGCTGTGAACGCTTCTAGTGAGTGCTCTGACTTCCATGTCGCTTCAAGTTCAGTATCATCTGCACTAAGAGCACTAATAGAATCAAACTCACTGCTGTCATAATTCCAGAAACCTGCGACCTTTTTAATCTTCAACTTAAAGTTAGCACCTTCCCAAAGATCAAACACATTTACTGGTGTCTCATCTTGGAACTCAGGTTGCATTGCTGCAAGAATCTTGTCATGAATCTTCTTGCCATACTTGTATAAGAATACTTTACCCTCATTCTCAGGGTGCTTAGGATCTTTTACAACATAGATGTTGCTGTAGTAAGATAGTTTTCTCTTTTGCTTACGAGCAGTATCTTTATCTGCATCTTCACCACTGTTCCAGAGTCTACGATTGACTTCACCTACTGGATCTTTGTCTCCTATTGTAGTAAGACTATTCTCTATGTACCAACCACCTGGTCCTTGGAATGCATGACTATAAACCTTTGCCCAAGGTACTGTCTCACCATCTGGTGCTGGTAAAAAACGAATGACAGCGTAACCATTACCTGATGCATCTACTTCTGGTTTCCAGAATCGTTCATCAACTTGTTTGTTACTAACTGTCTTCTCTAGTTCTTTTTGTAAAAATGATAGATTTGATTGAGATTTTTTCTTTAATTCTGCGAATGACATATTACTTCGGATTTAATTGGATTATGATCTAAAAAAGGGGGGAGGTTGGATTACTGTATACCAACAAAGGAATGGGCATTACTACAGTGTAAAATACATTCCTTGCCTGAGACCCGACTGGTTGGTCGGTTCTGACTCGCATCAGCAGCACCACCTGTGTCTCATCACCTTAACTAGCGGTTGCCAGTAAGTTTATTCAGTCACTCCCATACCCGATGATCAGTCAGGTATATATTATTTATAACACATCTAGGATTGCTTGTCAACCTGTTCTTCAAACTTTTCTATTTTTGTTAGGAGATCATCAAACATATCTCTGACCTCTAAATTAGGATCTCCACCTAACATAACGACTGCCTGTTTCATGTTGTCAGCAACTTGTTTTGCTTCTGGATCATCACTCAACTGAAGACGGGCATGAAATACTTTTTGTTTATCTAATAGTTTTTTTAGTGCTTCAAAATACTGTAACTTTCTTTCCTTATCAAGGAGTGCAAGATTAGTTACTGATCTGAAACAAAACTCTTGAAGGGCAGCCATCTCTTGGATGTCACCCCTGACTAATTCTGATTGAAAAAATTTACTCATACTAGCATTAGTTTGGCACGACTTGTTTTCTTCATGAAATTTAGTTGCTGTGCTTCATATTTAAGCTTTTCTTTGAGTGGTTTTGATATCAATTTAGATACGGATTCCACTTCTATTTCATTTATTTCACAAAGATGTAGCACTGAATCTATGTAGTTCATATCTTCATTTGTCACAGCAATTTTCTCTACCTCTTGTGAGAACTTCGCACTAGTCATAAATTTATCTTCAAGTAAGTTTTTCTTTTCCATATGTTTGGTATTCGTCTATGTACTGTATGAGTTTAAGAAGATATTCCTTCTTAGGTGGTTTGATTACAACTTGTGTTTCACCATTCTCACAAGCAACTATAGTTACCAATTGTTTAACAGTTAAACCGTACAGTTCTTGAAGACAGCAAGCGTATGCTGTCTCTTGAACAAAGTAATCGTACAAATATTGTTCCTTCTTAGGTTCAGCAGAAGTTTTAAAATCTATGATGGATAGTTGCCCATCAAATTCTGCGATGCAATCTACACGACCTGCTATTTCTAAATGGTCTGAGTAGAGTGCTGCTTCTTGCAGTAAAATATTATTTATGCGATCTAGTACACGTTTACTATTGTGAAACATGAATACAGGAAGTGGAGTCTCCTTGTACTCATCAATCTTTAACTCATTGTTAAAGTAATCCTCAACTATAGAGTGGTACTTTGTGCCACGTGATGCAGAGCGTGAGGAAATCGCAGCTGCTTTTTCTTTACCAACACGTTTTCTCCATCTAGCAAGACTCTTTTGTTTCTTAATATTATTACTGATAACAGTAGTAACTGATGGATAATGATTGCCACTAGGTGTTAGGTAAAGTCTTTTACCCTCCACCATTTCTGCTTTCATATCAAGAGGAACTAATTCCTTGTGTGTAAAGACAGTATCTATCATAGTCCTAATGACATCTTGCTAATTAGATAAGATTTTACTAAACCAGATCTAACGATATCACCTACTCCAAATTCTATTTCAGAAAACTCATCCATATTTTGAAGAATGCGTTGGAAATCTAAGATACCATTACGTTCATTTGTTTTGACCAAATCTGATTGATTTACATCTCCACAGAATACTATCTTACTATCCTGTCCAACACGAGTCATGATTGAATCAAGTTCGTGGAAGTTAAGATTCTGACACTCATCAACAATGATGATAGCATCATCAAGAGTAGTGCCACGGAGGAATGATGTAGACCAGAATGAAATAGTTTCTTGTGTTTTAAGATTATCATATAGCATATCAAAACTAGTTTGGTCAGGCATATGGAACATATTTCTTACCATATTTTTGTATGGTATCTGATATAGTTCTGACTTATCTTCATGAGTACCAGGCAAGAACCCAATCTCACGTGTAGATACAAGAGACCTAACGATGTACACTTTTTCGTAAGGTGATTCTTCATTCATCACCTCTTTAAGTGCTAAGTACAATGCAATAAATGTTTTACCTGTGCCTGCTGCACCAAATGAGAATAAGTTTTTACCTTTATCCCATTCTTTAAAAAAGAACTCTTGGTTCTCGGTAATAGGACCTACATCAAGGAAGTAATTACTGTTAATAGGTTTCTTCCTTTTCAACATTTTTTTAGACATACCTGTAGGAGAAGGTGTCTTCTTTTTAACTGCCATAAT